TTTAGATTTTTTTGTGTATCTCTTGAATCACGACCTATCTTTTCTGATTCTATGATTCTAGATATAGTTTTACGGGCGTTCTCAAACGCTCTACTTACTCCGGGTATCCACCCTATTAAAGTATCTAACGCTTGGATAATCCAATCAACGGCGTGTAAAACTGCGTTCTTTATATTAGACCATACGTCCTCAAAGAAATGCCCTACTTTGTCCCAGTTCTTCCAAAGTAAAACTCCTATAGCAATTAAAGCCGCTATAGCCGCTATGATTAAACCAACGGGTCCGGTAGCAAGAGTAAATGCCGCACCCAGTAAAGGAAGTGCCGCTATTAAACCGGGTAGCATCATTAACAAACCACCTAACCCAAGCAACAAAGTTCCTACAACACCACTTACAATAAGAATCGTCTTAGAGAGTCCAGGGTTAGCTTCTACCCATTCTTGAATCTTAGTAATAATAGGAGCTACAAAATCAACAAAACTTTTCAGCACAGGAACTACAATATTACCAATCGTTATACCCATATCAACTAAGGTATTTTTAAGTATAGCTAATTTAGAAGCTGTAGTTTCTAATCTCTTTGCAACTTCAATCTCTAGTGCGTTATTCTTTTCCCATGCTTCATTAGCGGTTACTTGCGCTGTAGAAAATAAATCTTGTGCGCCTGCCGCTCTTAATAGTGCATCTGTAACCCTAATCCCACTAAGCCCCATGTCTTCTAGAACCCCTGTTACATCTGCGCCTGAATCCTGTAGTCTGCCTACACCAGAAATTAAATCTAGGATAGCACCTACAGCGTCTGTCTTGAACTTCTCTTTGAACTGGTCTACTGACATCCCTGTGACATTAGCCCACTTTTGTAAATCTTCACCGCCCTTAGAAACAGCGGAGTTCATTTCAAGCATGACCTTAGCGAAAGCAGTACCACCCTGTTCAGCTTTGATACCAACTGAAGATAATGCCGCAGATAAACCCATTATGTCGGCTTCACTTAGACCAATAGTGTTACCTGCACCTGCAAGCCTAAGAGCCATTTCAACTATTTCAGCTTCAGTTGTTGCAAAGTTGTTACCCAAGTCTACAATAACAGAACCTAAATTAGAAAAACTATCTTGAGACATTTGAGTGATGTTGGTAAATCTAGCTAACGCAGTTGCCGCTTCTGAACTTGCCATGTTAGTAGCCATGCCCAAGCCAGCCATGACCTTAGAAAAACCTAAAATACTATCTGTCTGAATACCCAACTGTCCGGCGGCTTCCGCTATACCAGCTATTTCATTCTGTGTTAGAGGAAGTTCTTTTGATAACTCTCGTATGCCTTTATTTAATTTAGCGAACTGTTCTTCAGTAGCATCTACGGTTTTTCTAACACCTGCAAAAGCGTCTTCAAAAGATACAGCCGCCGCAGTAGACAGCCCTATTCCAGCTACTACCGCTCCACCTAAAGCCGCCATACCCCTACCAATAGTCTTTAAAGCCGCTCCATTCTTAGTTACAAAAGAGCTTATAGAATTAGTAGCTTGATTAAGGCCTGCGTTTAAGCCGGATACATCTGTAGTAACTTTTACATAAAGTTCTTCTAGTAGTTCACCCATTTATAATCCTTTATATTAAAGCCTGAATTAATCCATAAGTTCCACCACCAACACCAGCAGATAAAACAGCTACAGCTATCATCATCTTAACTAGGGTTTTAGTGTTGTTGCCTACCCTATCACAGATACCGTCTTTAGAATATAAGGTGGTGTCCATTTTAGTAATAGAGTTATCGTGTTTTTCTAATCTTCCATTTACTTTGGAAAGGTGTTCATTCTGTACTTTTAATTCACGCATCATTGATTCTGTGCGCTCATCTATGCGTTGTAAGAGTCCATTATTCCTTTCGGTCACGGCATACTCCTATCCTACTAATAGCGTATTTAAAAACTCATTCAATGTCCCTATGTTTTTGATAGTAATTAGCTCTCCGGCTTTTTCTAAAGTCATATCAGCATATTTCTCTTTTAAGAACGCATAGAATACTAAACGTGAATTAGTGATAGGGTCTTCTACCATCTTGGCGGGGATTTCGTTTAGTTTAAATCCAGCCGTCTTTTGTACGTTAGCTAGTACATTTAAAGACATAACAGGAAATTCATATTCCTTACCATCTGCTAACTTAATAGATTTAGGGGTGTCCTTTTCTAAAATGTTTACTTCTTCCATAAAAATCCTCTCAAAATATATTTATTAAAGGTATTGACATTTATAAATAAGTGTGTTATTATTAAATTGTTAGGAGTGGCAGATGGTAATGTACAATCCGCCCTCACAAAATATCGGAGCAACAGATTAAGCTAGAGTGAAACTAGCAAATTGAGCTACGAGGGGATATGTGACCCATTCAAAGTACAGCCACTCTTAACACCCAAATCTCGTAACACCGTTACGACTTTGGTAACTTAATCCCTTTAGCTTTAGCTAGAGATTCTAAATTAGTTAAAGGCTTTGGTTCTCTTGACGGTATTTCCCCTAATAAGAAATCTTCAGCTTTATATCCTTGTGAACCTTTTTTACGAGGTACGGTATTAGCAATACAAGCCATTAAAGAAGCTACTGAATATTGTTGCCTCCATATATCTTGACTCTCTTGAAAGTAAACCTCTTGTAAAATAGCGTTAAACTTTTTAGGAGTTAGTTTTTCAATATCACTTAAAGTTAAAGAAGTTTTTCTTAAAAGATAGATTATTTCTTGATTCAAAATTCACCTTTAACCCATACAATATCAATAGGTGCATCTAGTCTTCTGTCTAGTGTTTTAGAATCGGGGAGGTCTATAACAACCTCCCCTTTGTCCATTAATACTAATTTAGTTTTGACTACATCGTAAAACTCTACTACGAATTGATTGTCTTTTAATTTTTCTACCAAGTAATAAGACCTAGCTGAAATCTTCTTTTTAGGCTTGAATGTTTTCCATCCTCTTACGGTTGTAAAGTCTGAAACTAAATGGATATCCCAATCAAAGAATCCCCCGACTTGTTTATTATCTTGATATAAAACTCCTAGCTTACCATCCATTAAGTACTCGCAGTCCTCAATTCACCCGTTCCTTGAAAAGTATACGAATAGGTGTCTATACCATCGTGAGATACACTAGCAGATACGCCAGTAATAAAGATGTCACCGCCCCACATTTGAGTAGCGGTAGCACTTTCAGCGGCTTCAAATCCATACATTTCTCCTATGGATAACGGCGCACCGTCTTTAAAGCCTTCAAAAGAACCACTCCACCCTGAACCGCCGATGATATAAGACTTAACTCCGGCTTGTGCAAAGTCGGTTGTTTCTAAAGCGTCCGAGTTATAGTCTAAAGTCCAAGACTTAATTCCTGCTATGTTCTTTGCCGCTCTAATATCGTCTAGATAGATTGTTATATCTTGAGCGTTGGCATTCATTTCTAAACCAATAATAGTACCAGCGGATGTGTCTGCCATTTCTTTGCCAGTAACTTCAGTACAATGGCAATATTTCCATGTATCAGTCACTAAAGCAGGAAGGTCTACCTGAGTAGTTGGGGTAGCACCTGAGGCAGTAGTCCCTATACCTATTACAAAGTCAGCCGCACTTGCCGTGTTAGAAGCTCTAGCCCAACAAAGAATATGCGTATAGGTTTGAATGTCTTTAGCTTCGCCCATTGTTTCAAAAGCTACAACATCCCCATTTTCAACAGCAGACATTACAGTCTTTGCGCTCCCAGAACCAACCTTAACTATAGTTGATTCTAAAGAAGCTGTTCCATGAGTACCTGATTCCCACGCATCTTCACAGTCTTCTAAAAGTAGATTAGCTACATATACATTCCCTGATTTACCTGCTAAATGTGTCATAAGACACCTCCGTTATTAAAAATATATTTCAAAATAGTTCTAAAAAGACTTGACAAACGATTAAAAATAGTTTATAGTATAAGGGAAGTAAGTAATAAGGAGATTGAGATGAGAGAACATACAGGAATAAAACCAAACACAGAAGATAATAAATACAGAACATACTTTGTGCTTAATCTAGAAACAGGTGAATTTACAAGAGAATTTGCACACACAAAAGCTGAAGCAAATAAAGAAGCTAAAGAAAAATACGGCAATAACAAATTCAAAGTGCTATCAAGCGATAACAGACTATTTAATCTATACAAAGAAGGTGTGAAAACTGTGCCTAATTGGGAGGATACAAAATGGCTGTACGAATGGTAGCCTTGTAACAGTACTTCTAAGCCCCCTTAATCGGGGGCTTTTCTTTTTAATAAATACCATTCCTTTTATCTTTATGTTGTTTCTCATGGCAATCTACACATAGCGTAATACCGTTGTCTATATCATGTCTTAATTCTGGATACAACGCCCACGGCTTAATGTGATGAGCGTTTAACACCTTCTTAGTTTCTCCGCACTCTTGACAGGTATAATTATCACGTTCATAAACAGACTTGCGCCATTCACGGGTTGGTTTCTCACCTCTTAACTTTTCGTTTTCAGTTGATACACCACCGTTCCAATTCGGATTTCCTTCTCCTGTGAATTGATATTGTCTAGCGCAAGTTACCGAACAGAATTTATGAGTTGCCCATTCGTAGGCTTTGAACTCATCCCCGCACCACTGGCAAATATAAGTCTTTTTACCACCGTTCCAACTGCCGTTAGTTTCCCCATAGTGTATCTTTAATGGATTAACAATTCCCTTTTGAGCGTCTGCTAAGTCTTTATTGGCGCAAGTTAGAGAGCAATGAGTTCTATTTGAATTACAGGGGTGAACTTGGAAGGGGACGTTACATCTAACACAATATTTAGTTATCTTGCCACCCTTCCAATTCCAATGATTCTCACCGCTCATTGTTTCTGCTTGCTTGCGCCTTTGCTCATTTTGATAAATCTTCATACTTTTATTATACCATAAATTGAGACTACAGGGTTAGCTTTTAACCCAAAGGAATCGTTAGGCTTCCAGTTCCTTGGAATGTATAGGAATAAGAATCTATTCCATCGTGGGTAGTTGAGGCAGAAATCCCCGTGATATAAGCAGAGCCAGTCCATAAATAAGTTGCATCTTCATACAAACTTAAAGTAACTGCCGCACCTGCTAATCCTTGAGGTGCGCCATCCTTATACCCCTCAAACGTTCCCGACCATCCAGACCCTCCTATAATGTAGGATTTTACCCCTGCATCTGCAAAGTCTGTAGTCTCCAATGCATCGCTGGTATAATCTATTGTCCATGATTTTATACCCGCAACCGTTGAACCTGTACTAACGTATCCTGCTTTTCCAGCTACATGCGCCATATTAGACCTCCAAAAATAAATATTAAATAGGTATTGACATTTATGTAAAAGTGTGTTAATCTAAAATAGATTGTTAATTTTAAGGAGTGAACAAATGAGTTATGATTGGGAAACAAAACATGGAACAGTATTCTTTGACCCTAACAAAAGACAATTTATTCAGGTGAGAGAGGAATATTTTGACATCAACAAAGACTATAAGGGTTATCTTAAAACGGGGCATTTTGCTACTTTCCTTAACGATGCCAAAAATGATATGCCCATGAACCAAGTTACAATACACGATGTTAGAAACTTAATAAACATTGAAGAGGTGGGGCTTAAAAATATTAAGCACGTTTTTTATAGCCCTAGTGATAAAGGATGGGTTTGTGAAGAAAAACCACGTTGCCCCCATTGTCACAGACCTTATTAGACGCTCTACAATGCAAATCTACACGCCTTGAATACATAATGAGTACTAACTTGTAACCCATACCCGATACCTTAGAGGCTG